TGGTGATGAATTATCTGTATCTGGATTTAGAGAGTTCCCTTTTGTAGTACCTAGATACTTAAAAGCATCACACGAAATATATGGTAGATCTCCAGCAATGACAGCTTTGCCAGACGTTAAGATGCTAAATGAAATGTCAAAGACTACAATCAAGTCTGCACAGAAACAAGTTGATCCACCTTTATTAGTTCCAGATGATGGCTTCATGCTACCAGTAAGAACTATCCCTGGTGGTTTAAATTTTTATAGAGCAGGAACTAGAGATAGAATTGAACCATTAAACATTGGAGCAAACACTCCATTAGGTTTAAACATGGAAGAGCAAAGAAGAAACTCAATTAGAAATGCTTTCTATGTAAATCAACTTATGATGCAGAGTGGTCCACAAATGACAGCAACAGAAGTTATACAAAGGAACGAAGAGAAGATGAGATTGCTTGGTCCAGTTCTTGGTAGACTTCAATCTGAATTATTAAAACCATTAATCGATAGAGCATTCGCATTAATACTTAGAAAGAATTTATTTAGACCAGCTCCAGAATTTTTAGCAGGTCAAGATATAGAAATAGAATATGTATCACCATTAGCGAAAGCACAAAAGTCTACAGAGTTATCTTCTATTATGAGAGCAATAGAAATCTTAGGTAGCTTATCAAATGTTGCTCCAGTATTTGATCATATCAATATGGATAAACTCGTTAGACACTTGGCAGACATTGTTGGTGTTCCACAAAAAATATTAAAACCACAATCTGAATTGAATGCTGAACGACAACAAGCAGTTCAACAACAAGAACAAATGCAACAGATGCAACAAGTACAACAACTAGCAGAAGCAGGGGGAAAAGTAGCACCATTAGCAAAAGCATTACCAGAAGAAGCACAGGCTTTGGCAAACGCTGATGTTGAATAATTTATGGAATCAAATAAACAGCTAGAAAATCTAGTAAAAAAACTTAGAGACAATTATCAATATATTTTTAATACAGACGAAGGCAAAGAGGTTTTGTCTGACTTAGAAAAAAGATGTCATTATCATTCTACTACCAATGTAAAAGGTGATAGTCATGAGAGTGCATATATGGAAGGTCAACGCAGCGTACTTCTATTTATAAAACAAATGCTGCAAAAGGAGAACAAGAATGTCAAGTGAACAGATAACACAAACTGATGTGCCTGTAGAAGAGACAACAACTACTACAGACACTCCTCAACAAACAGAACAAACAATTAGTTCTACAACAACAGAACAACCAACTGTTGCTAAGTCTTGGAAAGATACAATCTCAGAAGAGTTTAGAAACGATCCAAACATTTCTAAGTTTACAGAAATAGATGCGTTAGCTAAATCTTATATCAATGCAACAAGAATGATTGGTCAAGATAAAGTTGCAGTACCAAATGAAAACTCAACAGACGATCAATGGCAAGAAGTTTATGGAAAACTTGGTAGACCAGAATCACCAGATAAATATAAACTAGAAGTACAATCAGATACTGTTCCATTAGATGATGGTGCAATAAAATCTTTTGCAGAGAATGCTCACAAGCTAGGTTTAAATAATAAACAAGCACAAGGTATATTAGAGTATTACAAAAATTCTATGGAAGGTTCTGCACAACAAGCAAGAATAGATACTGAAACTGCACAAGCAAATGCAGAAGCTGAACTTCGTAAGGAGTGGGGTGGTAACTATGATGCTAATATTAAAAAAGCTGGATCAGTTGCTAAAGCAAATATGAATCCACAAATCTTAGATATGGAACTAAAAGATGGTACACGATTAGGAGATCATCCAGAAGTTATCAAAGGTTTTGCAAACATTGCAAACATCTTATCTGAAGATAAATTAGTTGGTACTGAAAGCGAAAGTGTTGACAGAGGTACAGACTATGAAGCTGAGATTAGTAAAATTGTTAATGATCGAGATGGTCCATATTGGAATAAAGCACATCCAGATCATGACAAAGTAGTACAACAAGTATTTACTTTGAGAACAATGCAAAATGGATAAAGAAGAACTAAGATTAGAAATACTTCGTATCGTTGTAGAGAGTGGATCAGAGAATCAAAAATCTAATCCCTTGCCAATCTGCGAAGAATATTATACATGGGTTTGTAAGGCGAATGAAAGTTCGCCTAACAAAAGAAAGACAATTCGCAAGAACCTTTCTGACAACAAGGAATAGACTTGTAGTCTAAAAGACTTTAAATCCAAGAGAAGCCAGAATTTCTGATAACGTCTCTGTTTTGTTTTAACATTAACTTAACATTTAAGGAGACATAATATGTCAACTGAAATAACAAAAGCATTTGTAGAACAATACAGTTCAAACATACAAATGTTATCACAACAAAAAGGTTCTCTTCTTAGAGATAAAGTAAGATTAGAATCTGTTACAGGGAAGAATGCTTTCTTTGACCAAATTGGCTCTGTAACGGCAACAGTTCGTTCAACTAGACACTCTGACACTCCACAAGCAGATACTCCTCACTCAAGAAGAAGAGTTTCACTTGTTGACTATGAGTTCGCAGATTTAGTTGATGATCTAGATAAAGTAAGAATGTTAGTAGATCCTACTTCTAGCTATGCACAAGCTGCTGCTTATGCAATGGGTAGAGCAATGGATGATGCTATCTTAACTGCTGCAATCGGTTCATCTGATACAGGTGTTGCTGGTGGTACTGCTGTTGCATTACCTGCTGGTCAAAAAATCGTTGAAGCTGGAACTGCAGGTTTAACTGTAGCTAAATTAAGAGAAGCAAAAGAAATCATCGATCTTGCTGACGTTGATCCTTCACTAAAAAGATACATCGTAGTATCTCCAAAACAGATCTCTGATCTATTAGGAACTACTGAAGTAACTTCAAGTGATTTCAACACAGTAAAAGCGTTAGCTGCTGGAGATGTTAATACATTCCTTGGCTTTGATTTCTGTGTGTCTAACAGACTAGCAATCGCTTCAAGCAAAAGAAAATGTATCGCCTTCGTACAAGATGGTGTTGCATTAGCTGTTGGAAAAGATTCAACTGCTAGAATCGATGAAAGAGCTGATAAAGGCTACGCAACTCAAGTTTACTATTCTGCTGCATTCGGTGCAACTAGAATGGAAGAAGCTAAAGTTGTAGAAGTTCAAGCTCACGAAGCGTAATAAGTAAAATTTTAGGGGGTGAAAGCGAGAGTGGAAACCCCCTAAAGTGCATGAAGAAAATACAAGAATTAAAACCTGTACTACATTTTAAAAAAGATAATTATGTTTATCGATATGTATTGGTAGACAGGTTTAAACACACAAGTAAAGTGCATCATGGTTTTGATGCAAAACTTGAAAGAACTGAACATGAAATTTGGGGATTAGAAAAAGATAGACAGATAAGGCGAAAGTATATAATAAGGAAGTAATATGGCATCAGTAGTAGACATTTGTAATGGAGCATTAAACCAACTTGGTGCATCAACAATCTTAACACTTACAGAAGATTCAAAAAACGCAAGACTTTGCAACGCAAGATATACACAAGTTAGAGATAGCTTATTTAGATCTCATCCTTGGAACTGTTTAATTAAAAGAGTTGAACTAGCAAAAGATACTGAAACACCTTCATGGGGTTTTAGTTATCAGTTTACTTTACCTGCAGATTGCTTGAGAGTTCTTACAATTTTAAATTATGATTATGATTATAAAATTGAAGGTAGAAAAATTGTAGCAAATCATGGAACAGTTAAGATACAATATGTAGCAAGAATTACTGATCCTAATCAATATGATGAGTTACTAAGAGAAACAATCTCTGCTGCATTAGCTGCTGATATTGCCTATGCAGTTACATCATCTAATCCTGTTGCTTCTAATATGTATAATTTGTTTCAAAGCAAATTAAAAGAAGCTAGATTTGTAGATGCTACTGAAGGTCAAAATACAAATCCAGATAATGGTCAATCAGATGTTGTTGGAGCTTCTTCATTTATAAACGCAAGGTACTAACCCATGGCTAGAGTTG